CGCCCAAAGTGCCGCCACTTTGTGCAGAGCAAAGCCAAGCAGATCCAAGCTGTGATCCGTATTCTACAAAACCAATAGCTGAAACATATTCTTCCCAGTTATCGCCATCAGCCGCATAAGCCCATGTACCGCTAGAAGCTATGTAAATACCATTTTGTGCGGCATTGGATTGGTTTTTAACCAAAACTCTATCGCCAGCTACAGTTTGATAGGTGTCAATAATTGGAAAACCTGAACGACTAGCAAGATTTGTTGTTGTTGCTACTTGAAATGGCTGTTTCCAACTAAGACCACTTGCTACAGAATCTACATATAGCTTGTTAGCAAGATCAGTATTGCCTGTTGGAGTTGCTAATACCTGACCGCTACTAAAAACAGCAGTAGAAGGTGTTGTAGCTCCAATAGTTGTGCTATTAATAGTGCTGTTAGTAATATTAAGACCTGATTGGTCAGGATTTATAATTGCAGTAAATGGTTCTCCTTGACCAATAAAAGTCTGAAACTCTCCATCAACGCTAAAATAAGCCTGAACAGGCAATAAATTCTGCACAGTAGAATTTGCTGGATTAGCCATGTTAAACCTTAATTAGTTAATGCCTTCGCCTGGCGTAATTTCAAGGCTTGTAGCCGCACTAGCAATAAACCAAGCATTAGGAGGAATACTGCTAAATACAGCTACGCCACTTGCAGGAATAGACAATACATTAGCAATACCAGCCGCAGTAGGAGTAGTAGCAACAGGCGTTACAGTCGCATTATTAGGCTCTTGAGGAGCCCAACCTACACGAACAATATTAGCAGTCAAATTCATAATACGATAACCAGTAGGATACATATTGTTATTTGTAATGACTTGAACTGGTGAAGTGCCAACTAAATAGGTTGCGCCAAATGGTGCAAATGCTGAGTTATACATAATTATTCCTTCGTTATTTCTTCGTCAAACTTTGTTAATAGCATTTTATAAGCGGAAACTACCGCCTCAGTTTGAACCAAAAAGACTTGCGCCTTGTTTAGTTCAGTCTGCATGGCAGTAATTTCAGCCTCTAAAAACTCTTTAGTTATCATGCCGCAGAAGCGCACATAATGTAGTAAGGAGTGCCATCACTTGCTACCACTTTGATTGTTTTAGCAATAGTAGCTGTACTTGTAACAAACATTGCGGCAGGAATATTAAACAAATTGGTCATTTTGGCAGTTCCGCTTTCGGTAAAACGAATCCAAGAAGCTGAACCTGGCAATGTAACACCTGAAGCAAAGTCTGTATCAACTTGAATAGCCGCTAAAGTACCACCTGGTGCGGCTGTAGTTGCGCCCAAAGTTGCACGAATAGCATTAGCCGCACCTGAAACTGAACCACCATCTACACCAACGCTGATATGTGCGCCGTTGATTGTTCCAGCAACAGCAGAAGAAGCTTTAGTAATAGAAGCGTAAGCACGAATAGTTTCGCCTGATCCTGCGCCTGTAAATTTAAGACGACTGTAAGTTAAGCGAGTATCACCATTTGTAGCAGAAGTAGCTACATATTCAGAATTAACATTGCTTGAAGTGGTAACTTGCTGATAATTGCCTGAAGTTCCAATGCTGTAACCAACAATGGCTGGATCGGCATAAGCTACACCAGTTGCGATTGAATTGCTCATATTTTTTCCTTTAAATAAGGTTAAATCATTATAGGTTGTTTAAGAAAAAAAGCCACGCTTTTTGGGCATGGCTTTCTTCCATTTACTTCAAGATATTAGTTTGATACGCTAAAGTCATAACCATATACATAAACATCAAATGTTGCACCAGCTACCGCAGTAGTTAGTCCAGCAGTTACATTTAGGTAAAGGGCATCTACAGTAGTTGCCGTAGTTTGTGCAGTAGGAGCAACCAAAGAAACGCCCACAACAGAAGCAAGGTTAGCCGCAGTAATAGCACCATACAGGCTTGAACCGCCTGAAGTGGTTGCTACGCCTAAAGCCAAACCAGTAGGCGTTACAGCCGCACCGGCGTTGTTTAGGTTAGTAACAATTAAGCTTTGTGGCAAAAATACAGAGCTATTTACTACTGGCATTTTATAGCTTGCAATAGCGTTAGCATTTACATTCTTAATAGTAGCGATCAAGCGTAGTGTTTGGCTTGTCGTTACATTTGAAGGATGTGCTGACGAGGTTACTGCTGGTCCTGGATTAGACATAATAGATTCCTTTAAATAAGTTTAAAAGGAAGGGCTTGCGCCCCTCCGTTATTAAGCCGCAACTCGGCAAGCAAGTTCTTGATAAAGTGGGGCCCAGCCGTACAGCACATCAACTCGAGTAGGAATACTGTCGTTGTTAATGGTGTATTGGCGAACAACACGCATCGAAAGACCAATTTCCTTATCGCTTGCACGACCAGCAAAATGAACGCCTTCAGGCAACTCAAGGTCAGCCATAGCCAAAGTAAACGCATTTTTGTGCATTACGATGTTTTGTGGGCTTACTACACCATTGCCGCTTGCGTTGTACTGGCTTGCAAAGAAGGCAACAGCCGCAGTTGCAGAAGTTGTAGGAATCGACACATTTTGGAACTGACCACCGCTGATAATAGCAGGAGATACAGTAACAGAAACGCTTGAGCCTGAAGCTACGGAAACAGCAGACTTAACTACGAATGAACGCAGTTTGTTTGTGCCGTATGGCTGACGATTTTGTGGGTTAGTTGCAAACACACCAGCAATGGTAAATGTGTCACCAGCGTTCAGATTGATAGTACCAGTATTGGCGGCTGTCAAAGTGATGGTAGAGCTAGAAGCCCAGCCTGATGTCAAGAAACCAGTTGCAGTTGTAGTGTTTACAGAAGCAGTAACAGTAGCAGTTGTGAAGTTACCGAAAGTTTGTGACACGATGTTTTGGTCAAGCTTCCAGTTCATACCGCCTGAGTCACGACCCATCAAACCTTTGGTGTACTGGCTAGAGATTTGAGTTGTTGGAACAAACAAACCTTTCAAGCTGTCTACGATGGTTGCTGATGTGAATGGCTCAACGATACAGCTACGGCGGCCATCTCTAGGCGCACCTTCAGAGTCCAAGAAAGCTTGGGCATTTAGATAGGTGAGCAAAGATGTTGGAGGCGTACCAGCAGTACCAACGATGTTAGCTGTGTTCAGGTTAGCGGTAGTCGTGCCGTCAAAGTCAATTTTGTTGGCAATAGCGGCTACGGCTGGCTTCAGAATACGATCAGAGAACATATCCAAAGACAGAGCTAAGTCTTGAGATATGTTCTCTGATATATCCAAAGACAGAGCTAAGTCTTGAGTGGTGAATTGTGTATCCACATGGAACTGGGTAGAAAGAGTTACAGGAACTGAAGTTTCGTTCAAGTCCTCAACATTCAACGCAGGGCCAGTAGTACCAATGAAACGACCAGGACGGCGTACATTGACTGTTGCGCCAATCTTTGCGCCAACTACAGCAAATTGATCGTCATAGTTGCGGTCTACTTCAGAAGAAAAGGTTAATTCGTTTTCGAGAACCATCAACGCTTCGTTGGTGATTTTCGAGATAGTTAATAGCGTATTTGCCATGATTGTAATTCTCCAAAAAAATTAGGTTTATCAGCGTATCCGATTAGCTTTTCGTGCGGCCTTCCATTGGGCATACGATCCGTAGAATTCACCATTGGTGTCTACAAGAACATCTGCTCCAGCGGATTTACCGCCCTTTAATGGGCTAATAGGTGCTGGTGCTTTACTTTGAGTAACAGTTCTCGCTTTGACTTCAGGCTTTTCATCTTCAGCCTCAAATCGAGCTTCCAAACGACCAATTTCTTTAAGAGCCTTAATAGCTGGCATTTTTGACAAAGATTCAGCATATTCATCATCAGAAGCTAAGTGGTAAAGGATTTGCGCCCCAACATCCGATTCAATGATTGCATCTCTAACTGCATCACTTACTACTGTGGTGCTACTAGCTACGATCTCATCAAAATCAGGCATAGAACTCTTTGCCTTTGCTACTTTTTGATTCCAATTCTGAATAACTTTATTGCGTTCTTCATCAGCTTTACGCTGTGCTTCAACAATATCTCTATCTCTTAATGCCTTTTCAGCACTCCATTCCGCTAATGCTTCTGCATATTCAAAAGCATCATTAAACTGGCTTGCCTGGGGCTTATCATCAACATTAGCTGTTTGGGCTATTGGTTGAGGATTTGCCTTTGCTTCTAACTCTCTTAAACGGCTTTCCAGTTGTTCGGCACGAGTATTTGCTTCATCTCTTTGCCTAGTAATCTTAGAAAAACGCTTTTCTAACTTGTCTTTTGGCTTTTCTGCTTCCTCAGCTTCATCCTCTGCCTTCGGTTCACTCGAAGATTCCTCAGTCGCTGGCTCTGAATCAGGACTGTCCTCTACAGGAACATCAACTGTTTCAGCCGCAGTTTCTTCAGGAGAATCCGCTAAACCTAATCTTTCTGCATAAAATTCTGCCGCATTACCACTTGTTACTACATTGCTTGCTTCTTTGACTTCGGCCATGATTTCTCAAGCTCCTAGTTATTACCACCGATTAAAATACTAAATTATTTATTTGTCAATTATCTTTTAATAATGACTTAATTTCATCTTGGTGCTTTTTAAGCTCCTCAGCAGACATACCTTCATATATGCTTTTTGGCTGATTATCAGGCTCATATTTACGACCAGCCCTGCGTGCCATTTCACGCAAAATAAAATCTTCTCTATTTGACCCGATTACTGTAGCCATTATTTGTCCAATTCTTTAATTTCATGTTCTTCTGCTCGTTTACCCATATCTTCAAAGGTCATTCTAGCTTTTGCAAAATTTGGATATCGTGAATGTATAATACCTGTTTCTTTATTAAAAATAGCGTGTGGTTTATCTTCTTTACGCTTTTCTTCCTTCATTACAGGCTTTTGTTCTTTAGATAAACCTAGCTTTTTAGCCATAAAATCTTCACGATTTTCAGAAGTTACTACCTGACGGCTTTTTTTGTTGCGTTGTTCTTCTCTTTCCTTGCGCATCATGTCCTGAATCTTATTAACCGTGTTGGCATCTTTCTTTTTTAAAATCTTTTTATCAACAGCTTTTACAACATCAGAATCGTATTTTTCTTTATTTAAAGCGTATTTGTAACTTTCTTCAGCCTTGCTCATATTAAATTGCCCTTTCAATAGCTTCTGCATCGGTTGATTTTTCGGAACTGGTGCTTATTGTAGCCAAAATATAGGCTAATTCAGCTTTCATACGCTCAATTTCAAGCCTTGTTTCGTTATCAATAACCGTATCGTTAGCCTGAACCTCTGTCCGTAATTGGCTATCTGCCATACGAGCATCCACCTGCATTTGCGTGCGTTGAGTTTCAGCGGCTTGTTTTTGTTCTTCAATAGAAGCACGATAGGTCATATCCATTTGCATAGCTTGTAATTGTTGTTGTAAGTCTTGTATGGTTTGCTGACTTTGTGCCAATTGCATTTGAACTTGTGGTGGAATATCCGATTTTTCGTCAATTTGCGCCAATGGATTAGCCGCCGCCAATCGGTCTGCAATGATGTCTGCGCCTGGGAAATCCATGTTACGGAACACTAAATCACCAGCTTGCTTCATTAAATCAGGGTCTACGCCCATCATGCTAATCATGGAATCTACGGCTTCTTGGCGTTTAGAGTTGTAGCCAGGGCCTGTTTCCATTGTTACATCGTATTCGCCAACAGTCACATCGTTAAGAATGGTTTCCACGCCTATTTCATTGACTGTACGCTCATTGACATTAACAATTTCGCCTTTGCCATCATCGCCAATAATGCGTAAAACCCTTTCCCTGTCGTAAACAGTTGGAATAAGGTCAAGAATAATGCGCCCAGTTTGCTTGATAGAACGAGTCAAATTATCGTAATAATGATAATTGGTCATATCGGCTTGCTGTTGTTGGCCTTGGATTGCTTTGCCTGACTGATTGCCCTGCGGAAGCATCGATGGATCGTAAATACCAACTACAGCCATTAAATCTTGGTTTAGCCCTTCTAATGCCGTAACGATGCCCATTGGAGGAGCTTCAGGCTGTAGTCGTTGTGGCAAAGGGGCTTCTCTGCCTTCGCTGTCTGTTTGCTTGTAACGCAATACAGGCATGGATTTAATGTTGGCTTGCGCCCATTCTTCTTCATGACCTTCATCTTGGCCTTCTGCCAACAGCCATTTGGCTTTAGGTGCTAGGGCTACCGACTCAGTCAGCGCAGTAGACCAAAAGTTATACATCCGCTGTGGATCTTTAGCCATACGAGTAAGGCCAAACTTCTTCTTTTTGCTATCTACAATAAGTTGCTGACCATAAACAGGCACGACTGGAATGTATTTACCAGCCCAATCACGCTTTTCTAGGATTTGCATACCAGTCAGCTTTACCCATTTAATTTGCTTTTTGACTGTAATCCTGCGGCTAACCTCATAAATACCAGCTTCCAGCATGGCATCCTGCTTTGGCATTTCATCTTCATAAACTGTAGTGCCATCGCTTAAAAGCACCAGTTTTGTATGCGTATATTCGGTATAGAAGTATTCAGCAATGCGAATATCTTCCTTGGTAATCCATTCAGACTGGCTATCGCCTGTTCCTCTAGGTGTAAACCCTGCATCGGTTTCTGCATCAGGGTACATCTTGCGGAAAGCATCTTTACTTATAACTTCAGTAATCAAACACTTTTCAGCATCAGATCCATCAGGCTCATTACTATTAGGATCGAAATACACCATAAAAGGATTTTCGATGCGCTTAATGTAGATTTCTTGGTCGAATGAGTCGGGTCGCACATAATCAGTAGTAACACGCCAATAGCCCCAACCCATACGAACAGCAAAATCAAAAGCATTGTCATAAGCGGCATCAGCATCAGATTGCTCCTCTACATGGCGGCAAATGCCAGTAATAATTTGCGCCATTTTTGAATCACTTTGGCTATTTACACCAAAACATTTAATCCTAGGTCTTTGTTGTCTTTGGCTATTGGCAATTTGACGGCAATAAGCATCAATCTTGTTGATGGTTAAATAAGGCCTAGATTCAAGCAAGCGGCTGTTTTGTATCTCGACAGGCCATTGATCGCCACCAGCAAACTTTAAATCTTCTAGTGCTTCGACTCGGTTATTTGAGTCATTATCAGAGCAAAAGCGCAGGAATTCCTTGGCTTCATTAATAAT